CGAGGGCACCTTCGAGAGCGACAACTTTCGAATTTAGTATTGATATATCAGAATCTACGGAAAGTAGTATGCTTGATTCTAAAGCATCACGTGCGCCTGCTGTCGTAGTAATAATGAAGTCCGAATCTATTAGAGTTAGACCAGCTTCTAACTCGACCAGTTTAGTATTCAGTACGGCGTATCCACTATCAACCGAAGCGATAATATCAGTTTTCAATGCCTCGCGAGCGTTACCCGTAACCGTAACTATGAAGTCGGAGTCTATTAACTGAACTTCGCCTTCTAATGTAGTTACTCGTTGATTGACCAGTATAATGCCATCGCTGTTTACATCAATTCGACTACCGATGTTTTCTTCTACCGCACTTTGAATACTTGCGATTGTATCAGAGTTAATATCTACAGTGATACCATTCTCTAGTGCGATAACGCGACTGGCTATAGATGACAGACCAGTGCTATCATCGTATACGGTAAGATTAAGCGCATTGATCGCATTCGCGTTGACAGTGGTAGTTTGTATGATATCCGAATCGACATTTCTCAGGATAATCAAATCTGCTCCCAAAGAATCTATCGCGGAAGCTTGTATAGCAAGTATGCCTGCACTATCGATGATGCTTGAGGAAAGTGTAGAGATCGCAGCAGTGTTTGCACCGATACGTACTCCAAGAGCTGCATCGATAAGGTCTAATTTAGTACTGACCGAGTCAATGGATTGTGAAAGTATTGTGAACCCATTACTGTCTTGTTCGATTAATGTTTCTAGTCGTTGTTCTGCACCAGCTACTGCATTAAGAACGAATGACGAATCGACTCCACCTTCTATCTGAAGAGAGGATTGTAGATCGACATACCACTGAGAACCGACAATCAACTGACCATCGATAGAATCTATACGAGAATTAATACCAAAAGTGCCTGTGCTTATCGCAGTGACCATTTGGTCGTATTTTACAAATTCTGACGAATCTAACACATTTAGGACAAAGTCTCGCCATCCAGAATCTAGAGTCGCACCACTACCCGAAAGACCCAATAGTACAAGACTATAGATCTCATCAAAGTTGTAGTTGATTTTCTGTCCTGCTTGACGAAGGGTATCACCTGTTCCATCGTTACCAGCATTACCAAGAAATAATGTTTGTTTTGGCATTATTCAATAATCCTAAATTCTTTAGTCTATTTATATACTATTATGTGGATGGGTTTGGGCTCTCCCGTACCGCATCCATAGTCTCATATTCAGTTGATAATACCATTGTATCATCGTCTAGTGTTGGGGAATCTTGATTGGTCACTCCAGCCAAAGTTCCAAATTCGGTATTAAGTATATCCAAAGACACGTCCGCATATCTGTCGAGCGTCTCGGTACTACCGGTTGTGTCTCCACTCGGATCAGACATAATCAATGTATTGAAACCGAAAGCGGACATCATTGGTTCAGCAAAACCTTCTATTTGGAGACCAGTCGCAACAACCTCTAATGGATCGTTAGGAAGTCCCGCTCGAAGGCCTACTTCGGCGGTACCGACCGTTACCACATCAGCGGACAAGTAGAAACCAGCTGGGTGAGCAAACAAGAGGTACAGTGATTCATAATCTACTTTAGATAAACCCGTTTTCAAAAGAATAGAGAATATCTGATATCTCTTATCATCTTGAATATATCGTTGTGACTCGAAACCTATTTTAGATTCGCCCACGATGATTATATTTCTCTTGGGATACTCGATAGAAATTGATTCATTAAAGAATGCACGAAAGAATTGTTCTACTGATATCTGTGTACCCTTCGCACGATAGAAGTTAGCAAGGAGACGTGCCATAAGTCTTGGCTGTTGGAAGAACGAAGAGGATTGGAGACCATTGCCAATATCGGCGATGATCTTATCCAAATTCGTCAACGACGTACTTGTAATACTTTTTATCTTGAATAGGTCATGTATCTGATTGACAAAACTATCTACAGAGTCGACTTCTGAGTATTCGTAGTAAGCTTCTAAGAATTCGACTAGTTTCGGGTATTCGCCCAAAAAGTATTCGGGTAACAGATTCTGTACTGTGCCCTTATTTAATTCTACGTGTCTTCTATGCTGATCTACTCTTGCTTCCGACATTATAATGTACTTCTAGTTGTCTGATAATCGATGATTGCCTTAGTGAAAGACTTGTCTGTATCAATGTCAATGATATAATTTCTGAGAGGTCGCAATGTACTTTGGTTAGCAGGAAGCGCAGATACTTTCATAGCAGTTCCCGAGTAATCTGAAGTTGAACTAAACTTGACACCCAAAATGCTCACGGTTCCTTTTGATGCATTGTATGAACCGACGTTCGTCAACCGCACGTTATTAGTTAGGTCGAATACTTGTAGTCTGGTGGAACCCAGTTCATTCTTAATTACACAATTGACACCGTTATATTTGAATATAGACGTTGTGATAACATGTTCTCTATCGTCTGGTTGACTGAGAGCAAATGGGAAGTTCACCTTGAATTCTTGGTTCAACTCTGTTACTGTACCGCCAGATGCAATGAGTAAGTCACTCAACATCTTATCTAGTTCAATGCGTTGTTGACCCTTAACTGTCATCTTAGAGTTCAATACAGCTGGACTAATATTGTCAATGATTGAGAGTAGATTCGATCTACGGAATACCGAATCGAACATATTTAAGTTGGTTCGTGCATAATTGACGATGGTGTTTTGTATCTCAACTTCGATAGATTCAGCGGACAGATCTGTCTGACTAGGGTCGAAGTTAAAATTCGTCAAGAGTTCTAGATAAGTATATTGGGGATCGACAAATTCTGTGTCGATAGACATAATAGAAAGATTGTTAGTCAAATCATTTTTAATAGATGTTTTAACTAGATCCACGATTGGTTGGCTCAAACCGTCCTTGAAATTAAGTGATACAAAGACCTTGCCATATTGTGGAGGTATGTTATCATTACCGCCCCAAGATACAGCGTCGTCAAGGTATGCTCCGAAGTTGGACATTATCAATGCCCGATAATCTTCTGCGGTCACCAAACGTTGTTGAGCCGAGAATGCTCGGGGCGCATTCATCTTTATGGACTGAATGGTTTCTTTAGGAGAACCACCCGAAGATTCCGATGTGGTCTCTACTGTAAGAGCGACCCCATTGAGAGATGATGTCGAAAACCCTAATGCGCCATTGGCAACTGCCCCGACCGAAGAGATGTATCGAACTACGATTTTATTACCAGCAACAGGATTCTTCCCCAATACATTACCATCACTGAAGAATAATTCATACTGTCCGTTAGATGATTCACGCACTATGTATATGGTAGACTCTGAATTAATTGTTGCCACGTTATTGATATTACTATATACTACATGGTCAATGGTCGTGAAATTGTCATAGACCTCGACAAGCATAGTCGTAGTGTCCATGTTTTCGTCTGGTATGACATATACCGGAGTGTCGGTAGTAGGGCCGACATAAAAAGTTTTAACTCTAGGTTTACCTTCTACTACAATAACGTCGGTAGACCCTGCACTCGATTGGAACACATACGTATCATTATCGTTATATGCAGTATATTCCCTACGAGTTCTGAATGTATAACTGACACCATCAACGTCTGCGGTAAACACATAATTCGATGGTAAGACTAGAGTCTCGGGGCCATTGGGAATTGTTGCAGTGACCTTAACAGTAGCTGTCGAAGCGGTGGATGACGATGGATAGTACCCAAGAGTCTCTGCGTGACTTACCACAGACGATCGTAATTGCGCAGATGCGAGAAACGACTCGTTGATCGCCATATTAGCGGTCAACCCATTAATATGAGTATTGTAGGCCAACACATCTAGTATATTGGATAATCCACTCGCCTCAAAGTTGTAGTCTGCAAACTCTGGTTTTTGCATCAGAGCTGTTTTTAGACTAGACTTGATATTGTTAAAATCCAAGTCCGAAGTTTTTATAGTCATTTATCTTATCCTTGCTACGGTAACATTCAGTGACAATGTTTCTAATGTAGTTACCAGTTGAAATATTACAGTGACATCAACTGAATTGAAATTTGAATTCATTTTTACGTTAACACGATTAACGATTGCACGAGGCTCATACTTCGTTATTGCGTGTTTTATTGCGCGAGCGATATCACTTTCATCAAGTTCGGTATCCAATGCAAATAATAAACTTTGCAGATTGCCGCCGAATGTAGATCGAAAGGGCCTTTCTCCATTATTAGTCATGAGAAGATTTTTGATTGCCTGTTTTACCGCTGCAGCATCTGTCTTCTTGTATATGTCACCAGAAGGTTTTGCTTCGAACGAACAGTCGATATCACTATGCAGACGTTTCACTGAAGTCACCAGTGAAGCGTTCATCAAGTTACCGTCTTCTATAGAAAATGCTTTTGCCATTGGACTCTCAAACTCTTTATAGACTATTTATACAGTTAATTCGGGTAAGCTTAAATCTATTGTCATTGGAACCCCGATTAACTCCAATACGTCACAGAATGTTAGTGTCAGTGGTTCCATCACAGAACCTAACCCGATAGCACTCAAAAATGATTCGATCTTCTTGATCCACACGTTAATCAATTCTTTTTGCCATTGTGCGAACCAATCTCGGGCCGCACGTACCAGTTCGTTTATCTGGTCTTCCGGACATTCCACATTAGTCTCAATCTCACCCCCAATAATATCCAGTAGTGGTACACCAAATAACGATACCTCTCTGAGTTGTTCGATGATGTATCCTTCAACACTAAACTCAGCAAACTCTTTCTCTAGTTTAGCTATCTCTTCCTTGATAAAGTTCCCGTTATCTCCTTGGGAATCTCCCGATAAAGAATCGAGATCTTCCTTGAGTTGGGTTAACTTATCTTCAATATCTTTAGCGAAATCTTCGGCCTCTTGTTTGAACTGATCTATCTGCGCACGTATCCATGTTTCTACGTCAAACTCTAATAGAGTAGGTGGACTAGGAAGACCCAAGGTGTCCCATATTTCTTTGAATACGTCAATCAATTCTTCGAAGGCTGAGAGTAGTAGGTTAGTACACCACTTCACCAACTCGTTTTTAAAATATGACCAAGTGAGTTTTCCCTTCCACTCATCACACTCGACGCCAAACTCTCCTTTATAGTATTGATATTCTTCGGGAATCATGGTATAATAAAGATCCACCTTCTCGGTGATTTCAAGTTTGAGACGTTCTTGTTCGTCCTTCTCCAGTATGGTCAACAGGTCAACTTCTATACCCATCACGGATACTGTAAAATTCAACGGTATCACTTCGCCGATGAGTTCAAGCATCTTTACCGGAACGTATATATGAAACTCGTCAATCAGTTCCGACCACGCATCATTGGCTTCCTTCTGCCAGTTACGTACCGTACCGCCTTGCCACCAAGGGGATAGAAGAACTTCTTGTTGTTCCATGAACTCTTCTATTTTTTTGATGGTTTCTTCTATCTTTAATTTCAGTTCCTCGTCGGAATCTGGATTCGATGCCAAGTATGCCTTCAGCTTACTAGGTATCATAGCAATATCGTTATAGAACTGCACCAACTCCGCTTTGGTAGGAAGTAACGAATCTGGACACGGAAGTTCCAGTTTGATCTCGGGCAGTTGTACCACCATTATGAATTCAGTTTAATACTGGCTGCATTGATAGAGACTGTACCACCCGCAACTAGGTTTACGTTTCCACCGACACTAACTGTCACGTTGCCCGTGATACGCACGTCTTCGTCGCCGAGGACTACCGAGTAGTTGTCTTTGGTGATGTGAGTCAGAATAGATCCATCGGCTTGCATCTCATAGAAAGTGCCCGTCATATGATGTTCTTTAATACGTTCAGCGCCAGACTTATCATCATATTCTTTATAATGTCCGGACTCTGTTTCGTAGACCTTGTTGAATGGGTAGTTCTTTTCAGCCTTGGAGTTGGTGTCGCCTTCTTTAGGCACGGTACCAATTACCATAGGCAGTTGTGAACTCTTACCGTCCATGAATATACCGAACACTTGCGTACCAACGAGGAGACCCAAGTTCTGTCCATTACCTTCATGTATACCTTGAGTGACCGGTACTACAATTTGGGCCCAAGGTAGGTCATCCTTATCGATATCATCATATACACCGAACACCTTGACTTTAACTCTACCCAACTTTAAAGGGTCTTCTGAGTTGTCAACTACTTCACCAATAAACCAACGAGTTTGGTCACCGTAAAAGTCTATATAACTATTTGGTATCATTACACTTCACCATTATCTAATTTAACGCCCGTTAGAGAGATATGATACCCCTCTTTTTTAATTGAGTGTTTCGCAGAGAATATTAAATAGTCCCCCGACTTCTGTGTGTCAAAAGGATTATCTTCATTTTCACTATTACTCAGGAATCTAAGTCGCAACTTTCTGCCGAGGGTATTGTGCGAACCCTCCTTAAAGAAGTCGATACCGTTTACAACAAAGGACAGTGGAGACTTCTTTATCAAAGCTGACATAGAACGTCCAGCAACATCCAACCGATACATACCTTCGGTATCTCGTTCTGAAAACGTCTTATGATTTTCATAAGCACTAGTTCCGCCAATCTGTGAAGTCACTCGACTTTCAATGTCGTTAAAAGATATTCCCCTCAATCGGTATTCATTCGAATATAATGGTTTATCTTTCACGATGTTGCTAGATTCTAGTTTACCGATAACGTCTTTCGTTACATCAAACTTTATAGAAGTCTTATATTTTTCGGTCACGTCGAAGAATTGATGTCTAGCCCCAATATGACCCGCAGCGATAAGATTGAACAGATTTTCTGTTTTGGAATAACTATAACTCAATATCGTTCTACGTTTCTGCGAGTGATCAATATCAACATCACCAACATCAGCCTGAGCATACGTGAATGGAGCATTACGGTTCGAGGGAGCGGCTTTCATCAAGGACTCTAGATCCATGAATACCAAATCCTTAACTTGAAGCGCAGAAAACAAGTAGAACGGGTAACCATCTTCAGTGGTGGTTTTGTTTTTGATCCAACACATTGCATCTAGTGGCGTTAGATTAGGAACAATGACTTTCATTTCATGGGAATCATTCGCTGTCGACAAACACTTCTTCTTTTCAAAATATTCAGAACATATAGATGCTAGTATCTTTGACGCTTTGCCAGTATATGACTTGTTGACATTGCGCAAATTCGATTCATAACCAATGTCTTCTATAATATGAAATATGATATACTCATTACTATCATTGCCCTTAACACTAGACATTATAGTATCAATGTAGAAGGTCTTGACAATAGTTGCACCATCGATCTGGTCAGAGCTCAAGGTGATTTCTAATTTTTCTCCACCGCCGAAATCGGTAGACCCGAGAACATCAGTCGAATCCAAAAACCCAACGACCCCAGTCAAATAGGGTTTCTCTATATGTTCAAAGATATCAATGTCCGTGACCATTACACTAATGTCGATAGGCTTAGATATCTTGCCCGAAGACAAGATCACTCTATAAGCAATATCGGTAGCGTGGTCTACCGCACTTGGTGATGCACCACTCATTGACTTTTCACCGCATCACGGAATGCTTTGATAACCTGATTAACGTTAGCTGGTCGCAACACTTGTATCTGACGCATTGCATCATTTTCATAGATATAGTGTTCGGCATTAGTAACCGGAATGTCGAATTCTGAAGGGCCTTCGAATGGATTTATATCCACCCATTCACCATCAGCATTAACATAATGATGTGGGGCATTATACTCGTTCACTACAGTTACCCGATCAATCGTTTCATAACCGGAAATGGTCTGACTGGTCACGTGTGTGACGTTAGTGAAAGAACCATTGAAAACTTCTATGATTATTTGTCCCAGAGAAAGGTCTCGGTGTATGATTTTCGCGGCGGCAGTTGGTTCATCAGGGTCGGCCGTGAACCCTACGACAAATTGACCGACCTGAAATTTATTATATAACTCAGGATCATCGGCAATTAAAGTAATGTTCGGAAAGTCTTCTAAAATCTTAGTAGCAAGTTCACTATTTTTTAGTGGCCACCCTCGTTCACGGATCTTATCGTTCATCAAATAGAATACCCAATGTAACTCCGGATTATCATATAATACCGTAGCTACGTGATCAGGTCTCTCCCCATCTCTAATATAATAATCTTGATAGAATGATGCAGCCGATTTCACTTCATCCAAGACTTCAGCGTAAGCAGTTATATTCTGCGTGAGTACACTTTCACTACCATCGCCGAACGTGTAGAATATTTTAGGGAAATTTTTGAAATATGACATTAGAAACCTTCCTCAATATCTTTCCTAGTGAGAGTTCTTTCTTCGACGAAAGTTAAGGTCATATCAATTTCTGTTGGATTACCGTCCGCATGGAATGACATGGCCGAAGAGTTATAGTTGGTAGATATTGTTTTCAGAAAACAGTTCTTTATCTTAGTACCAACGTCAACCCCATCTTCGCCTTCAATATTGCGTCCATTGTATTTAATGGATATATTAAACAATTCTGGATATTTGTAACCGACGCTAATACCCCCTGCGTTTATAGATATCGGGTATGCGTGTGTTCTAAACTTCTTGATAATTTGTTTGACCATCTCAGCTTCGTCCTTACTCTTAGGCAAAAACTTAAACTGAAATGTAAATTCTCTGTTCGCGCCAACACCCTTGAACATTGCACGGGTATTAGGGTTAAGTGTCACTGCACCCGCAATAGAAGTAGCTGCTCTAAGTTCCTCGGGTATGCCAGGTAACTTAGCTGCACGTAGTAGACCAACTCTAGCCATATCCCCTGTCGCTGCACCCGAAGCAAAGTCTCCGATAGATTTTAATCCCTCGGTCAGACCGGCAGAAATTGCCTTAGTTGCACTACCACCCGCGTTCATAACACCCAATGCAGTTGCGCCAAGTGTTCCTAAATCCGTGTCACTATAGTTTAAGGAATCGTTTACCGTAAATGCTACGGGTAGGTATAGTTTGATATATTGATTTAATTGAGTCTCTTCCCTATCCTGTACCGAAATATCAGACGTATCTTCGGTGGGAGCTGGTGTTCCAGCAACCTCGGACTTTGTTTCGGCAGTATCAGAAGTGCCCGCCACGTAGTTGTAGACACCACTTGCTGCTTCCGATACTTTATCGACGATATACTCACCGGCTGCCTGAAGCGCAGTTCCCGCTGCGGCCGCCAGACCCTGTTCATCAACAGTTGTACTAGCCTTCTTGACCGCATCGGCAAGTGCTCCGCCGCCGCCTTTAACTTCAACAGGTTTTATCTGGACAAGTTGAAAAGATATCTGAGCGCCATATCGTCTTTGTTGACTCTTCAATTGGTCTTCTAGTGGGTATTGTAACAAACTGATAACATTTGCCGGTGCTGGCTGAGCAGTAGATTTCGACTCTACCGTCTTTGTCACGTCATCTCGATTTGACATTGGGAATAACCTTTAGTATAAATATGATTACTCTATTTATACGTGTACTACAAATGCGAACTCATAAAGGAAGATACAAACCCACAAATCCGCACAAGTATGCCGGCGACGTGGAGAATGTGGTCTACCGAAGCATGTGGGAACGTCATGTCATGAAGTGGTGTGATATTAATCCGGAAGTAGAACAGTGGATGTCGGAGGAGTTAGTAATACCGTATATATGCGAGACTGATAAGAAACTTCACCGATACTTTACGGATTTTGTAATCAAATATAAGTCTGGAAGAATAGTTATTGTAGAAGTCAAACCTCACAAAGAAACCCTGCGGCCCGAACGTAAACAGGGGAAGACCCGTCAAACGCTTCTGAATGAAGGACTCACTTTCATAAAGAACCAGTCCAAATGGAAGGCCGCGAAAGAATATGCCGACAGTCGAGGACATCATTTTGAAGTATGGACAGAGAAAGAACTTACCGCTATGGGTATCATGCCCAAATCCACTCAAAGTATTCGTGCCAAGAAACCATTAAAAAAACTAGCCCCCTTTCGTAAGAAGAAGAAATAGTTCCTGTATAAATAGAAGTGATCGGTCTTAATGATCGCATATAAACAGGAATATTATGTCTAACATATTTAACCGATTAGAACTACAGGCATTTCGTGCTGGTATTACACCTCGCACCAAAGAGTCTCGCGCATGGTTCCAAAGTAAGGTTAAGAATCTCCGCAGCATCAATCGCGAAGCATTGATGAAAGAAGAACCGTTGAAAGTGACGGGTCGAGAGATCGTCGGTGGTATGTACATGTTCTTCTACGACCCTAAGCATAAAGAAACGTTGCCATACTACGATACGTTTCCTTTAGTGGTCGTCGTCGGGCCCGCAGAAGGCGGATTCCTAGGATTGAACCTTCACTACCTACCTCCTATCTTACGCGCTAAGATGTTAGATGGGTTGTTGGAGATTACCACTAACAATAAGTATAACGATACTACACGTTTTAAAATGACTTATGAGTTACTCGCTCGTGCATCGAAATTCAAGTACTACAAACCGTGTCTCAAACACTATTTGAATTCACACGTAAAAAGTAAGTTTGCATTAGTACCGGCACCAGAGTGGGAGATTGCCACATTCCTCCCGACGGCACAGTTCCGCAAGGCGAACTCTAAGAAAGTCTATGCAGACTCTAAAAAAATGATAGGTGAATAATAAATGTCGTCAATAGAAGAACTAAAGGGTCGAATAATATCGAAGAACGGTATTGCAATGGCCAATCAGTATATGGTCACACTACCTCCAATGAAGGGAGCTGGATCACGTGCGTTAAATGTTCTCTGTAAATCAGTGGATATGCCAGGAAAACAGATCACCACGTTAGATCGTGCTATCGGCATCCATAACGAAAAGATTGTCAGTGGATATTTAGTCGACGATATCTCTATGACGTTCCATGTATTGAATGACTATGGCGTCAAGAAGTATTTTGATACTTGGAGACAGTTGATGGTAGGTGATCAGTTCACCGCCAAGAAAACAAAGGAAGTTCCTGCCGAAGAAAGTGAGAAGGTCGAAGGGCCTGACGGCGAAAAGAAAGAGACTAAAACCGTGCCCGATGGATTGGACGTTGGGGAAGTTGGGTATAAATTAGGCGAAAATGGATACGCCAAATCAATTAAGATCCATCAATTGATGAAACCCCAAGCAAGGTTTGGATTCGATATCGGGCCCTTCGACCTCAATTTCGACTTGGGTGGGTCTTCTATATATACAGTAGAACTATTGGATGCCTTCCCAACTACGTTTCAGGCTATACAGTTAACAAACGAAGCGGATGGTTTAGTAGAATTCACAGTTCAGTTCTCATACACTGACTGGAAAGTAGCAGAAGATAAACGTTCATTATTAAGTGGTCTGTTGGGACTAAACTTAGGTGGACTAATTTAATTATTATTATATAATATAGGATAGATAATGGCTTTACCAAGACTGAATGACTCACCAACTTATGCTCTGACAATACCTTCGACCGGACAGTCCGTTACATTTCGTCCGTTCTTAGTGAAAGAACAGAAAAACTTATTGATTGCTTTAGAGACTCAAGATAGAAAGGGTCTGTTACGAGCAATCGTTAAAACTATACATTCGTGTGTAGAACAACCGTTAGAAAATGAACTATCTACGTTCGATGTAGATTATGTATTTACCAACATTCGTGTTAAGTCGGTAGGAGAAAGTACCAAGATCGTACTACCGTGTTCAGCTTGTTCTGAAAGCAACGAAGTTGACGTAGACCTTTCGGATGTAAAAGTTGAAGGCGATATTAAACCAACTCTTATTAAAGTTACAAAAGATGTAAGTGTGAAAATGCGGTTCCCGACATACCAAGAGTTGGTAGACAACCCTAATATGCTCGAAGGCACCAGTGTGACAGAATCTCTTATCGAATTGTTGATCATGTGCATGGACTCTATCCAGACAGAAGAAGAACGGTTTTCGGTAAAGGATGAGTCACGAGAAGAGATAATCAATTTTATTGAATCAATGAGTCCCGATCAGTTCACGAAACTGGCTGATTTTGTTAACAACATACCAAGTGTACAAAAGAACATAGACTATAAATGTACTTCATGCGGGGAGACTTCGAATAGAGTCTTAAAAGGCATGGATGATTTTTTTTAGTAAACCTCTCGCATGACACTTTGGCTAACTACTATCAAGTTAACTTTCAACTACTGAATAACTTCAATTATTCTTTAGATGATGTGGAAAGTATGTTACCTTGGGAGAGGGAGATTTATTTGACTATGTTGATTGATGATATAAAAGAAAAGACCGAGAGGTCTAGACAAAAAGGATATTAACAGCAATGTCAATAAAAAACCTAACTGATGCCGTCCGCAACGGTAACGAAACTCTCGTTAATATAAAAACCGATATTCGCACAATCTCGGAATCTCTCAACGCCCGAAAAATACTGGATGAACAAAGTAAACTAGACGATCTCGAAGCTAAGAAAGAATCGCAAACCGCAGCTGCGGCATCTGGCAAGTCCGCCCCGTCGGCCGGGCCCGCCAGGGCCGACAAAGCCGACAAAAAGCCCGGCATGATGGGAGCTGCTCTTGCTGGAGGTCTTGGTATTGCTGCCAAGGGCGCCGGTATGGCGGCGGGACTCGGTGCGTTAGGTTTTGGTATCGGAGCATTCTTTACTGGTCTATCATTAGGTGATACGGCGCAAGCAATGATTGGTGCCGATATGCAGTCCACTAAGAAGAACATGATCACTCTTGGTGAAGCATTCGCAGAGACACCTACTGAAGGTCTCCTTGCGATGGGTGTGTTGGCAGGAGTAGGTGCAAAGTTCGGTAGTATGAAAGGTGCCCTCAAGATGGGATTCTTTGGTGCTGGTATTGGTGCATTCTTCTCTGGTCTAGCATTAGGCGACAAAGGAATGTCGTTACTGAATACTGACGGTTCTGCACTCAAGAGCATGATGGTAAGTCTAGGTGAAGGACTCAATGCATTTAGTGCTACCTCACTAGCAGCACTAGGTG